TGATGAAATACGCATCAGTATCTGTTAAGAAGTGGTTGACCACATAACCTTGAGGAATCATACCCTTGTTTCTTAAAGCGTTCACATCGTTGTCGGCTGTGCCTGGTCTTAACTGAGACTGTAATAGTCTTTCAGCTGTGAACTGCAAGTTAGAAGGAACAATAAGTTTTGTACCCTGTAACGCAATCTTTAAACCACGCTCGTCAACAAAAGCAGCAATATCAATTAATGCTTGCTCAAGTGATGTTTCGTTTAAGTCCGCATCAGTTGCACTTCTGTTTGAGAAAGTACCTGCCTGAATTGGGTGTGCTGTGTTACACAATGTAACGCCGTCACCACCAAGCTGTGATGTGCTGAATGCATTGTTAAGAACAGCAGCAGCTTTCACTTGCTTTGTGTTTGACATTGATCTTGCAAGAGCTCTTGTGTATCTAGCAGCTAGCTTGTCGTAGAGGTTATCTTCGATTGCTTCTTCTGTGATTGCAAATGCTAATGCAATTGTTTCGTGTGTGTAACGAGCTGTAAAGGTTTCTTCAGCATTGTCATATGAAATGCCAGAACCTTCTGTCTTTACGGGTGCAGATCCGAAACCGGATAACATTACCTCTTCTTCGAATGCTCTGTCTGAAGACTCAGTATCAAAGATTTCAGCATGTTCGTTTTCGTATCTATCATACTCCAAACCAAACAGTGCGTTTAGGCCTGGTTCTAACTCTTTAACGAGTTGACTTCTTGATATAGCCATGGATTATACCCCTGCCTTTCCACCTGTGTAGAAGTGAAGGTTAGGCTTCACTATTAGGTTTCCGTTAGCAGCTGTAGTGTCACTGTTTTCTGGATCTTTTGAAAGACCAACGATTATCCATGTGGATGAAGCGTTAGATGCAAAAGTACCAACTTCTGCTTTTGAAGAACCAGAAATAGTGCTACCTGCGGTGTAAGCTGTTTCAGCGTTTTCACCAACGTTAGCTGCAGTTACTGTTCCACTTGCTTGAACTTCAAACAATTGGTTTGGATCGTCAATTACGTTTGCAACGATATCTGCTGCTGCAACGCCACCTGGATAGCTATTTGAAAAAGTTGGCTTTGAAGTAGTTGGATCTGTGTAGAAACAACCATTGAAAATACCAACAATAGTATCACCAGCAGCTGAAGCAACATCGATGTTACCGTTTGCTACGAGCTTGACAGGATCACCCTGGAAGATAGCGGATGCTTCACCATTGGCAATTGTATATTCAGTTTGCCCTTGGTTTGATACGCCACCGCCCACTTTACCGACGGCTCTAAAGCCGAATGGTGCGTCTTGGTTAGCCATAATAATACTCCTTTTGAGTTTATTGTTATTAATTTATGACATCAGTTAGCTAACCCAGAAAATTTATACTTAGGATTCTTTACTGGACTTACCACCAAATGTCACTCTACTTTGCCTGTCGGGTTTACTGATCGGCATTCTTGGATCGCTAGCCTTTAAAAGATCGTTGTCGACAGCTTCTTGAGCAGCTCTAGTCTGATCTTCGAAGTGTTTGTTTCTGTCTTCAGCGATTTCCAAAGGAATACGAGCCAACAGTAATCCCCCTATTCCTATCACCCCAGCGTGTTTACCGTCATCGATTGTGGGAAGATTCCAGTCAGGATATTCCTCAGCTCTCACTAATTCGTATCCTTCCCGAAGACGCTTGTAGACATTAGCTTTGTCATCATAGCCTCTTACAGATTCCCTGATCCAACGGTGTTTAAATCCAGTAGGTGCAGGCGGTGCTTCCAAAGATGAAGGGTTAACCCAGGATTTTTTACGTTCTGATTTAACTCTGCTCTCTGTAGCCCTTGGAGTCTTGTTTACCATTAATTTACTCCTTTACTTGTTTAGCGTACTCACTCAATGGTACACCTAAGTTTTTTGCCATTTGAATTTGTCTAGGTGTCAAACGAACCACCTTCCGTGCATTTCCACCACCTCGTTTAACAGAAGCCACAGGTTGCACGACTCTGGGCTTACTGGAGGTATTCTCCTCAACAGGTTCATTTTTGCTGAACTTATGAGGGAATTCAGTTTTAATCCTATGATCGATCTCAGTATAGTATTCATCTGAGTTCGGGTCAAACCCTTCTTCTTCAATCAATTTTTTATGAATTGAGAAGGCTGTATAGGTCATCGCTTCATCACTGCCAAACCACGGATTATTCTTTGCCCAAGCTTCGGCTCTCGGATCGGGAGCAGGTGCTTGTTCTTGTCGAACTTGTG